GGAGATTAATTATGCAAGACGAAAAGAAAGGAAAATTTGTATCTGACGACGGTGTGTCTTCAGTACCACACCCAGTGACACCAGCAGGCGGCGAAGTTAAGAAGAGACTAGCTGATAAGAAAACAGCTAGCGACGAAGTAAAGAAAGAAGAAGTCGCTGTTGAGTCAACAGAATCAGAGAAGACAGAAGAAGTAGTAGCAGAAGAAGTTGTAGAAGTACAAGATTCAATCGCTGCTATCTTCCAAGGTTCAGAACTTTCAGAAGAATTCAAGAACAAAGTTAAAGTTGTTTTTGATGCTGCAGTCAACGAAGAAGTTTCAAAGAAGGTTCAGGTTATCGAATCCGAACTCACTCAGAAACTCGAAGTTGAGCTTCAGGAGTCACTCAATACTAAGGTCACAGAGATTGTTGAAAACCTCGACAAGTATCTTGACTACGTAGTAAGCGAGTGGATGGAAGAGAATAAGGTTGCTATCGAAGCCGGTATCAAGGTAGAGATGGCCGAGTCATTGATGAATGGCTTGAAGGACCTATTCTCAGAGCACAACATCGAAGTTGATGAAGAAACTTTGGATATTGTGACTGGCTTAGAAGAGCAAGTTTCAGCGCTTGAAGATAAAGCAAATAGTCTCGTTAATGAGAACATTGAGCTCAATAAAGAGGTTGCTTCCCTCAAGGCTGGAAAAGTTTTTGAAGAAATGACAGAAAGTCTCACACTCACACAGCGTGAGAGATTGAAAGTTCTTTCAGAGAAACTCGACTGCGATAATTTGGAAGTTTATAAGCAAAACCTCCAGACGATCAAAGAGTCTTTCTTTGCAGAAGTAGCACCTGCACAGACAGACAACGTTGTTGTTGAAGAAGATGAAATCGTATTAGAGGAACAGGTTTCTAAGAAGCCAGTCTCGGATTATTCTTCTATCAATGCTCTTGTAGAGGCACTCAACGCAAGAAAATCCAAATAATAAATAACTAAAATTGGTTTTTGTATAAATATTTTTCGGTATCACTAATAACAATAAAACAAGGAGATAGAATAATATGTCACAGACAAACTATCAGAAGCTTGTGGAAAAGTGGGCGCCAATCCTCGAGCACGAATCTTTTTCACCAATCACTGATCAACACAGAAAGGCAGTAACTGCTACGATTCTTGAGAACACAGAGAGAGCAATGCTTGAGTCGGGCGACCGCTCAATCAACATGACATCTCTGTTGTCGGAAGCTCCAGCTAACGACTCAGGCACAGGCGGTTTCGGTTCAGGCGGTGGTAGCTCAGGCGGCCCAACAGCCGGCTACGATCCAGTTCTGATCTCACTCGTCCGTCGCGCAATGCCAAACCTCATTGCTTATGACATCTGCGGCGTTCAGCCAATGACAGGCCCAACAGGCTTGATCTTCGCAATGAGAGCTCGTTACACAGCTCAGAACGGTACAGAGGCTTTCTACAATGAAGCCGCTACAGCGTTCGGTGGTACAGGCACACAGACAGGTTCAATCCCTGTAACAGATGCTGCTAACACATCATTGTTCAGCACAGGCACAGGCATGACAACAGCAGCTGCTGAAGCCCTTGGCGACGGCGGCGGTACAAACTTCGCAGAAATGGCTTTCTCAATTGAGAAGGTAACAGTATCTGCTAAGACACGTGCCCTCAAGGCTGAGTACACAACTGAGCTTGCACAGGATCTTAAGGCAGTACACGGTCTCGACGCAGAGACAGAGCTTGCCAATATCCTTCAGGCTGAGATCCTTGCCGAAATCAACCGTGAAGTTGTTCGTACAATCTATACGACAGCTGAGGTTGGTGCAACAAACACAGCAAACACCGGTGTATTCGACCTCGACGTCGATGCAAACGGCCGCTGGTCAGTTGAGAAGTTCAAGGGCCTCATGTTCCAGATCGAGCAAGAAGCCAATACAATTGCTAAGGGAACACGTCGTGGTAAGGGTAACATCGTAATCTGCTCATCTGACGTAGCGTCAGCCTTGCAGATGGCCGGTGTTCTCGACTATGCTCCAGCATTGAACGGTAATGCTCTTGAAGTTGACGATACAGGCAACACCTTCGCTGGTGTCCTGAATGGTCGCTACAGAGTTTACATCGACCCATATGCTGGTTCAAACTACCTCGTAGTTGGTTATAAGGGCTCAAGCGCGTTCGATGCTGGCCTCTTCTACTGCCCATACGTTCCACTCCAGATGGTACGTGCAGTTGGTGAGAATAGCTTTCAACCTAAGATCGGGTTCAAAACCCGCTACGGCATGGTTGCAAACCCATTTGCCGAAGGTGCAGCTTCAGGCTTGTCAACATCACTCGGCCGTCTCGACGCCGGTGTGAACAAGTACTACCGCAAAGTCCGCGTAACAAACTTGTTCTAATACAAGCTAAAAAAACTAG